TTAGCCCACTAACTCGGTTATTTCCATCCCACTTTTTAAAGTAAAAACAAAATGCGCTGGCGAGAGAATAGTTATCTTCTCCACCAGCGCATGAAATAGGCTATCGTCAAATTGTTCGAGTAATTCTTGCCGTAAGCTTAGAACTTGTATGATTTCATCGACACGTTCCTTGATTTGGGCTTTTTGGTCATTATCTTTCTCCAGCAGGGATTTCTTTTGCCGAAGTTCGTTCAGCTCACCCGAGATTCTGGTATTTTCTTCATTGTACACCGCTTCGTCAATCTGATCCCGAATCTTCAGGTTTACCAACCCTTTGAGGTCAAATTTTAGCTGTTCCATTTGCCGCTCGATTTCCAATAGTGGTTCATGTCCTGTTCGTTTAGTTAATATCGTTTCAATGTTAGCCTTGAGCGTTCGGATAAATCCATCCTTGTTCTCATGCATCCGATTGAACACTCGTACAAACGCATCCTGTAGTACAAATTCATCGACCGCTTTGGCATCGCAAGCGTCTTTACCTTCGTTCACGTAGGTTCGGCATTGCCATACGACTTTCTTGGATGCGTTGTTACTGTTCCATGTTCGGCGTTTAAAAATGGTTCCGCAACATCCGCAGAATACTTTGCTGCTAAGTGGATATTTGCTGGAGTATTTCTTTCGGTCGCCTACGATATTGCCTTTCGGCTTTGCGCGGCGCTCTTTTTCCTTTTGTACCGCTTCGAACATTTCTTTTGAGATGATCGGCTCATGATTTTCTTCGATCAAATATTGCTGTTCCTGCCCTCGATTCTTGATTCGCTTATGGGTAAGAAAGTCAACCGTTATTGTTTTCTGCTGGAGTAAGGCTCCATAATATTTCTCATTCGTCAAAATAATCGTGATGGATGAATCCCACCATTTCTCGCCGCCAGTGACCGTTTTGATTTTATCTCGCATCAAGCCTTTGGCAATGGCTTCGTAACTTTTGCCTTCCAAATATTCTTGGTAAATCCGCCTTACAATCTCGGCTTCCTTTTCGTTAATGACCAACTCTCCATTCTCGTCCTTATCGTACCCGAGGAAGCGAGTAGTGTTACAGAATACTTTCCCTTCAGTGAATCCTCGCAAGATGCCCCATCTACTATTTTCTGAAATGTTCCTGCTTTCGTCCTGAGCAAGGGAACTAAGGATCGTCAAGAGGACTTCGCCTGTAGTATCCAGTGTATTGATGTTCTCTCGTTCAAAAAATACTGCGATACCAAGACTTTTAAGTTCTCGGACATATTTCAGCAAATCGAGTGTATTTCTTGCAAACCGGGAGATCGATTTAACCAGTATCAGGTCGATCATGCCATTTCGAGCATCCTGTATCATACGGTTGAAGTGAGTTCGATTTTTCGTATTCGTGCCGGTAATGCCTTCATCGGCATAAATATCAACCATATCCCATTCCGAGTTGCTTTGGATATGTTGTGTATAATGGTTCACTTGATTTGTATAGCTTTCTTTTTGTTCCTCCGAGTCTGTGCTGACGCGGCAATAGGCTGCGACTCGTTTCTTGTGAAATTCCGGAATCCCATCTAATGTCTCAATCGTTCTTACCGGTACAACGACTACTTTCTTTGCTGTGGCTGCTTTTGCCATGGCGATTCTCCCTTCGGATATATTCTTATTGCTGTGTCATGTTATAATTGTCCCGGCACATCATCAAGTCCATTTCTGCCCATTCTACGGGCTATTGAAGGACTTTTTATTTAACAAATCGATCTTGGTAAACTCTTCCTCCGTGATTAAATTTTGCGATTTGAGTTGCTTCAATAGGCTGAGGCTAAGCATATAATCAATGGATTTCTTCTTCATATAAGTGGCTCCTTTGTAAATAAAATTAGGCTCACCCGAAGGCAAGCCGTAGTTCTTCTAATTAAAAGAGATGCTTCTTTCGCTTTTCCATTTGCGTGGCATCTAAATGATATTTCCAACGGTCAGCAATATTGTTTTCGACATCATCATAAGGTAGGGACTTCGAATCCAGTTTGCAGCTTAGTTTAACGATTCCTGTTTGAGTTCGGTCAATGCCTATCACTTGAAACGGTTGATGTGTATTGTAGAAACGCTGATTTAGTTGGATATCTCTTGTGTCAGCATTCTCTTGGAGTGTGACGAATATCGTTCCATCGGGCAAAGAAATGATGTTACCTGGTCGAAGCGAAAATGTTATACCCTCCACAATCGCATCCAACCATTTCACATTGCCTTGAAAGTTGAACGCGATCTTAAAGTTGCACTTCCGCATTCTGCCGCGATACGATTGTTCGTTTTTATCAATTTGACTTACGATCATATATCGCTCATTTCGGTAATCAATGAGATCGCCAGTATGTAAAGGGATTGCTGTTCGGATCATTTTATCATCGATTTCCTGCAATTTATCAGCCGCATCCCGAACAAGAGCAAGCTGCTGTACATCATGAATATATATTGGTTCGCCTTTCTCAAGCAGGAAAAAGTCCATCATCGGTTCTATGCTTCTCATCGCTCATTCACCCCTGATGCAAAATCCGGCTTACAACGATACAAATACAGTTCCAGATAATCGCTCCATTCCTTCAAGTCCAAGATGATAAAAATGTGATCGGCAATTCGGACGTAACTGTTCAAGCGTAAACCAGATGCCTGATCGCAAAAGGCACGATGGGTGATTTCAAGGGTATAGCCGTCTTCATAGGAGAAGCTTTTCGTATGCGGCTGCACATCGGCATAGATGGTTTGTATCGTTGCCAAATGGACTGAATCCAGAATCTCCATTCTCGTATCATAAAACATGCTCAATACCCCACTTGTATTCTAGGCAGGGGAAGGGAAAGTCGAATATTTGCTGGAATGCCTGGTTCGTATTTGGCTGAGCGTTCACCTTCCTGTTTGTCCGTAAGACCGACTGAATCCTTGTTTTTATACAGATATACCGCATAATCGACAACTACTTCGTCATAAACAGGAGGGAGAAGAGCAATGTTGCAGTAGCCAAGGATATTATTTCTGGCCTTGTTCAAGTAATGCGTGAGAATGTCGTCTTTAGAAACGTCCGTTAATTCAATGCCAAGCAACCGTTTCATCAGATCTAATTGTTCATTCATGTCGTAACCTCTTTCTCATTCCGCTTAGCCTGTTTCGTTTCTTGTTTTGGATCGTCTACTTGTTCGTAATTCGCGTTGCCCTGCAATCGAAGCATTAATTCCTGATCCACAACTTCCCACTTTAAACCTGTCTCTTTATTCAAAAACCACATGTTCATTAACCTCCTGAAATAAAAATAGGGGTATCTAAAACGGACACCCCCGAACGTGTTTCTTCTATATATAATGTATTTCTGATTACGACTTATTTGCTGTGAGTACTGCTAATGCTTCGGGCTTGATGCACTTGGCTCCGAATACCTGCAATCCTTTGAGGGCATCGGAAAACTGCTTCTCAGGACGATACGCTTCCATCGAATCCACTTGTCCAGCAAATGAGATGGCACTTTTGTGGCCGGCGATGATTTTATACTTGGCTCCTGCTGTATGAGGCACATTGTTGGATTTATAGACCGCCATATTGTCGATGTTGCCGACAAATCCTGTTCGCATTACATTAGCATCTTTGGTATAGCGCGGGTCTTTGACGAGAAGTCCGTAGTACCAAGCTGGAACAACGACAAAACGATCCCCTTCGGGTACATCGTTTTCATCTAGAATCACGCCCAAATCAACGAGTAAATCATAAGCTGTATCCTTGGTTGGAACAATCGGAGTTGTATCGTCACCAATGGTATGACCAGCTTTGACTTCGGTATAATATCCAGCAATATATTGATCAACCACATTAGCGAGTCCATAGGATGCCTCCACAATACCGCCATCCAGTAAATTGACATTGGCTTGAGCCTTATCTACGTCATCCACTTGAAAGTTAAAATACTTCGCCTGGTCGATGACCAGATTTTTTTGCGTAGAGTCGAGTTCTTCCGGATTGCCAATACCTTTGGATTTATCATAGTTGCCGATAGTGACTGCGCCAATCGAATTAATTTTGACCGTGGAGCCTTGACCTTTGATCTCGCCCTCGAAATCGGTATTGACGCAATTGCCATACACTAAATTTTTCTTGAAACTTTCATTTAATCGTGCGCTCCAAATGGTAGGAATAAAATTTTGTACTGACATATCGTTTCACCTTGTCCTTTTGATTTTATTTGTTTTGTAATGTTTGTTTAATTTCATCCCAATTCTTGTTGATCTCATCATGCGACATTCCCTTGATGGCATCGAGTGTAAATGTCTTAGCGGCAGAATTAGCAGGAGGCGTATAGCCGTCGCTTTTAAGCCGTTGCTCGACTTGCTGTTGAACCGCCAAGTTTAGCGACTGTTCAAATACAGCCAGATTTGCTATCGTGCTATCCTCATCTGCGCCAATAAAAAAATCCACCAAGGATAACGGCAGATTCTTGGAACTGGCTATTTTGATGGCTTGACTGGTTAATCGCTCACGGAGCTTTTCTTGCTTCATGTTCTCGATTTCAACACGTAGACGCTCGACTTCGATTTCCTTTTCATCTTTGGCAGGAAAGCGCTTCTTGATCTCCGTATCCAGTAAACTTTCCAGATGATTTGCCTTCCACGTTTCCAGCGACTTTGCTGATCGCTTATGAATTGCTCAATCCCTTCAACGCTCAATGGATTCAAGCCCTGAAGATACGATTGCAATTCCTCGTTTTGTTTGTTGTCCTCGATACATTGTTTAACTTGTTCCAGATCCATTTTCATAATCTCCTTTGTTGCCCATTCGACTCTGCAGAACCGAACACGCATTATATTTATTTTGAGAGCAGTTTAATGTCGTGCTCAGGACAACAATGTAACGTGTTAGAAATCGTAAAAATGGAGAAAAGGTACAAACGCCTTAACAACTCATTTTTGGTTATTATTAACCCTTGATTTATACGGCTTTTTCACACCTCTAAAGCGTTACATCAAGACGTTTTTGTCTCAACTTTCGAACTCGTAATCGGATGTTTTCCTTCCTCGTCTTTTCCCTACACTGTTCACAGTAAGCTTGACGATTGGAATTAGCCGAAAACGGATCACCGCATTTCTTACATTTCACTTTCGGCTTCGCTGTCTTTACTTCAGTGTCCATATTCCGTTCGGATTTATAGTCACGTTCCAGCTTTTCATCAGTTGGCAATACCCCGTCTTCAAAATACGGGCAACTTGGTAGCTGATCATCTTGTTTAAAAAATACGCATGAGCCATCCTTCCAGCAGCAATAGTTGGAGATTCCATGCTTATCCCCAAGATAAGAGGCACAATTATGTTTGATGAGTTGTTTGATTTTGTTTTTATTGTGCATTCATTGAACCTTCATTTCCATTTTCTTTACGTTGTTGTTCGGCATGGTATTTGTTCAATTCCAGCTTAGGGTTCTCGACAAAGGGAAGCAAAGTAAGCAGCGTTTCTCGAGATACCACATCTTGTAGCTTTACGATTACATCAGCTAATCCCGGCAAATCTGTAGGCAAGTTACGAGTGAACTTTACGGCGATATCTCGGTAATCGTATTGGATGCCTTCCTTGATGTTAAGGAACGTGAAGAAATTTCGTAGACGCTGCTTGATCGCTTTTTCCATCAACGCTTCACGTATCGCCACTCGATTTTCGAGATTCAGCAGCTTGTTTCGGAGAGCGAGGGAAGATGTGTTCGATGCCCAGTTTTCATTGAAATTAACTTGGTCCATCATGTCGAAGATTTTACGTTCAATGTTGTCCAGCTCGTTTTTCACAAACGTATCGTTAATCTCTTTCGTAAGCCAAGAAACTTTGCCACCGGCAGGAACCTGAATGATGCCCATTTTCTTCATGTTCATCAAGTCCTCGGCTTCAAGTTTGGCATTCTCGATGACCAGATACGCATTGCGATGATCTGCAATCTCATTGACCAAATCTGAATTCAACGCATTGTACGCATCAAATAAAGAAATCACATCTTGGAAGCCGCTTTTCCTTTCTGTATTGGCCGGACAGGAGATAAGGGGGACTCTTCCGAAGATGTGATTGTGTTTGCCGATATAATTGAGCTTGGGAAATTTGCTGTTGAGATTGTCGTTGTTGGCGATTTCGTAATGCAAAATTTCGCTGTCGGTATAAACGTCAAGGTAAATTGTCTTATCGAATTTGCGTGTGAATTTGTGAAGCCCCAGCAGAACGTTGCACTCTGCAGTGCCATCCTCCAGCACATAAGCGTTCAAAGGCGATAATACGGTTGCTGAAAACTGGCCATCGGAATCAATGTAATTCAACTCGAAGCTTTCACCGAATATTTCACTTTGTTTTCTGAGATTGATGTTATGCTCCTTATCCCAGTGACTCATGTGCAGATCGATTTTATGCGCGATTTCATCGTGATCAGATTTAGATACATAGTTGACTGGCTTGCCAAGAAGATAACCTGTTTCATTGTCCACGAATTTCTTGGGAAAGTTGAAAATAAGTTTACGATTGCTGCGACTTTCCTGCATGGCATAATCTTTGAGAATGGCATGCTTGCCGTTGTAGTAATCGAAATATTTTTGCTTGGTTAGCGCGGCGCTGTTGAGTTCGTTTAAGCATTCTAATATGATTGATTCGGTGATTTGCATGGCTATGACTCCTTTCAGAATAATAAACTTCGATCATAAAATTTCAGACTTTTCACTGCATGGATCAATTGTACAGCCCCATAGAGCGAATCGGGAGCATCATCAAACCGACAATTTCGATTGTAGTCCTTCACTTGATTGTTGTAGCGGATGTTCGCAGGATTAAACAGGATATGGCCCTTCTTAATCTCTGGTTCCAGACTGATTATCCGTTCGTGTTTCTGTCCTTTGGAATTCACACTTTCAACTAGAGTGAATATTTTGACCTTCCAAAGTTGCTCCTCAAACTTTTGCTTCATATAACTCTGTGCCTGATTGACTTCAAAGCCAAGTTTATCAACTGGAAATATACGCAGCTTTTCGATTGCCACCTGAAACAAGTCATCCGGTAGCAGTTTATAAACATTACTGTCAATCACGTAAAGCTGTTTTGTTTTTCGATGCTGACCTAATATGGTGATAGCAGAGTAATCGTTCTTCTTACCAGCTTTGATAGCTGGATCGATGTACATGGCAATCTCCATTTCCGCAAACTCAGGTAGTCGATCCCAACACACGATGTTCTGGAAGATATACTCATCTGTTGAGCGGGGATCGTTTTGTAATTCTTTATAGAAACTCTTTTCACCCATGGCTTGCTTTTTGCACATGAGATAGTAATAGTTCAGATATTCGGGCCAGAGTATCTCCGTCCCATCCAGCATTTCTTGTTGATATGAACGAAAAAAAGACAGAGCCGTATTGACCCTGTCTTCGTCCTGCAGGTTATTGTATAGTCGCTCCCATTCAGACCATAAATCGTCACGTTCAGAAAATTGAATGACAGCAGATTTACGAATGCTTCTGACACCGGGAATCTTGCCTTTCAGCAAGTCAGCCATCAAGTCTTCTTCATTTAATATTGTGCCGCAGATCAGAATGTTCGTATCCTTTGTTCCGATAGGGAGAATGACATCGGTAAACGTACTTTTAATCTGTTCTCTTTTCGCTTCGGATCGTGCAGTGTCTTCCTTCAGCAGGTCATCCATCAGAACAAGAGTAGGTCGATGATGTTTATAATGGATGCCTCGAAGGGAACCGTCTATACCACGAATCATGATGCAGGAATCGAGTCCACTTTTACTGCGAAGCCATATTTCATTATTGTTCCAGCGGCTTCCTTTACGAATGCCGAAATCCTCAATGAGCATGGTGTTCGTCTCAAGCTCATCCTTCAACATATCGAGGAATGGCAAACAGATCATTTCCGTCGCTGATACAATCAGAGTAAATTGAGATTTATCATAGAGAGTAGCGTACAGTGGAAATAAAAAAGAACTGATCACACTTTTACCATGGGCACGAGGTACGCCAAAGGCAGTGATTAGTTCTTTACTGGATAGCATCAATTTTAACTCGTCAAACATTTCTCGGTGAAACTGGCCGAATTCTCGATCAAAGTATTTCGGGAAATAGCACAGGGCAAAGAATTCGATATCCATCTCTCCGATTAATTTGCGGAGTTCGGAGAAGGAGAAGGCTTCAATAAGTTGCTTGATTTTCGGAGGCTTGAAATGCTGCTCCATATACTGTTTAAGTAATTTAGTCTGTCGATCTTGTTCAAAATTTATATTTTCAATTGTAGCTGCTCCTTTCGTTCATCTGAAGCGATTCTCGTTAGGCGAATTGTAAAACTTAGTATGTAATATTTATAAGATTTCTTTCGTGATTCCATTGAATTGACGCGTTTAGAGCCTCGAACAGAAAACGAATAGGTACAAATGCTTGTTGATACATCTCGTCAATAAAGGGAGGTTCGTTAAGCTCAACCATTTTATTGTTTATGTATGCACTCTTACTATCAACGGTAAGTTCTAGCTGATTCTTATCTTTGGTTATCATGATGGAACGAGTACTTTCTTTCCATTCAAGATTTAGATGAAGCACTTCACTTATTTTTCGAAGTTGAATGAACGTAGTGCCATTTTTAGATGATATTGAGATAGGTAGAATTTCTCGATTGTTTATTATCACACGTACTGGGCGGGGCTTACTTTCTTCTGCAACTTCAACTTCCTTTTCAATCAAACGTGCAGCTAAATTCGCATGTTGCTCCGTCAGTTCCTTGGACCACTGTACGTATCTAAGCTTTTGAATATCTAAAAGCTTATCCAAATCGTCAGCTTCAACGCCCGCCATATAGACGGCTTGTAAATGCGGCATCCCTGGCAGGCTGTTCAGGCTTTTTATCGGATTATATTGTATTGAGATCAAATACAACTGTTTGAGATTTTCCAACGGAGTCAAATCCGTAATGTGGTTATCTTCAATTGTTAAAGACCTGAGGTTTTCCAATGTTGCCAAAGGCTTAATATCCTCTATTTCGTTGCTATCCAGTATAAGCCATTCGATACTTGTTTTTCCGGCCAAAGGAGAGATGTCTTTTACTTGAGTGTGATGAATGTATACATCGTAAAGCTTATGCAGTGAAGCTAGTGCGGAGATATCGCTAATATGCGCGTAATTAATTGCCAGCGACTTGAGATTTATTGCATATTCTAACCCTTCAAGTGTCTGGGCATTGCCTTCAATCCATAATTGAGTCAGGCGTTCCAAATCAGATTTTGTTATTTCATAGGATGAATCCAGTTCAAGTTCTTTCTTTATTGATTCTTCAATCACAGGATCCTTAATAATCTTGTTTGCTGCAATTGCTTCCTTTTCATTGGTTACTAAAGAAGCCCAAAGAGATATAAAGAGTGCTAAAAGGATGACTTTTTTCATGTGCATTTTCCTCTACAATGTAATAGATTACATGATTAAGTGGTGAATATAAAAGAGGACTCCGACTTTCCTGATTGTACCACAATTTGTTGTCTTTTGATCCGACAAGAAATATCTCATTATTTGTGGGTGTTCGTGGTATTTAACTATAAGGTTATATTTTTACTATGAATCCATCAAAAAAATTTCCGCAGCCTTTGCTGGCGGCTCCATTTTAACCGTTAGAAGTACCCCTCCCATGAAACAAAAAAAAGAGTGGCTCGTCACCACTCAATATTCATCAATGCCGTTTCCATATCTTGCTGAGTTGTCAATGTATAGATATTCGTAGTGGATACATTATCATGGCCCAGTATTTGTTGAATCGTGGTCAACGGAATTGTCTTGACCAGCCTATATCCTAGCGTATGGCGTAGCATGTGGGGAGTAACCTTCACCTGAATTCGATCACCGTATTTCTTCAATATTAAATTGATTGCGTTTCGTTCTAATGCGCCGCGCTGCCCGATAAATAAATATTCAGACTCGTTGTCTGGTCTGACTTCTATATATCGTGCGAGTGCTTTACGGACATCCTTGTTAATAGGTATCGTTCGAAAGGAGTTTCCTTTACCGAATACCTTCAATGTTCCTTTCCGATCTGACAATTCTATATCCTTCAGCCTAATTCCAACTAATTCGCTTACCCTGATACCGGTTCCGATTAGCAGTTCAATCATACAGATATGCATCCGATTGCCCATCCGGTGGATTTCATTCCGTAGTTTCTACAAATCCCTGTCCTCTAGCCCTTTATATTGCCGGATCACCTTGTTTCGTACCGCTTCAATATGAATGGGTTCCTTAATATAGCCCTGTTTGAGCATCCATTGACAGAATACGTTGATGCTGGCTATCTTCCGGTTAATCGTAATGACCTCTAGCCCAATGGCTTGCAGATACTTCTTGTATTCTACACCATCAAGTTCGATCAGTTTGTCCAAGCCATAGTTCGTCTTGTCCTTGTACTAATCCATGAACTGCAAAACGTCTCTTATGTAGCAGGAAATTGTGTTCTCACTCCGGTCTTTGCTACGTAAATGCGTCTCATACGCTTGTAAATACTGCATTTCGCCCCCACCTATCGGTTCATTCTGTGACATGATACCGTTGGTGGGGGAGACAATCAACTCAATACATAACTTATCTTATGCATCGATTATGGCTAATTTTGGGGTATTATTCCGGCAGATACCGGCGTTTATCTATCGAAAAACTGACGACATAACCTTATTGAACATCCTCATCCGGCTCCTCGAAGCCATCATCTACCGCTACCGATTCCTCCAGCATTTCACCCTCTGCTTCAATGACATCGGCTTCGATCATATCAAGAAATAGTTGTTTCCGTTGCTGCTCTAACGCTTTCGTATCGACGACGATCTCGCGGCGGTCATTCCATTCGTTCGGGGCGCGATTCTTTAAATAGAAGATTATCGCGGTTGGGTTAGGGGGCTGATGTCGTTTAACCTTCTCAATTCGGGTACGCTTCTTTCCGTTTTTGTCCTCTTCGACAATCGTTTTAATTTCTTCATATTCATACCCTATAGCAGCTTTCAAAAGCGAATTTTCCACGCGAGAAATTGTAACAGACTTGCTCCATTTAACAAGTTCTGCAAGCATCGGATGTTTATCGATATACTCGTACCAAGTTGTTTTTCCAATGCCGAGATTTTTGATTATATCCTCAGTGTTCATACCTTCTTGAAACCATTGCTGAATTTCCGTTAATCTCGGATACACATGGGTTTCCCACAGGGTTGGACGTTCTAATGCTTCAGCAAATTTCGGATGCTTACGTCTATAATCTCCAAGCGTCCATATGTGAATATTTAATCGCTTAGCAATCTCCTCATCGGTTAATCCTTCTCGTACCCAAACGGGGATATCCTTTAATCTTGGAACAACAAATTGTTCATATTTCGTCAGTATTTTTGGCTTATTCTTTTTTGGCGTAACATCGTTCTTTCCCATCGTCACCTCACCTCCAATCAAATTGAAAAGGGGAGAGCCGTTATCAGCCATCCCCTTGATCATTACGTTATCCTTAATCTTCTAACTCCGCTTCGTAAAAATGCTCAATATCCTTAATCACCTTTTGAATCCGCTCATTATCCTCCCGAGCTTCTTCTTCCCTAAGTACGCAAATCTTTTCGGCTTGCATCCTCTTGAGGAACCGAATCACCATCTTCACTTTTGCCTTACCCATAGGATCACCTCTTTCGGTTTAGTCAGCACATGATACCTCTGACCTTTCCGACTCAGCAACGATTCCTTGGTAAGGAACCTTTACACCATCTCGAATCAAGTATACGCCGTTATCGTTATCAACGTGAGCGATATACCGATTGACAATGACATCTGCATATTTCGGATCAAGCTCCATCGTATAGCAAACTCGATCTGATTCCTCGCAAGCGATTAGTGTAGAGCCGGAACCTCCAAATGAATCGAGAACGATATCGCCAATCTTGCTTGAGTTTTTAATTGGATAGGAGATAAGGGGGATCGTTTTCATTGTTGGATGATGCTCGTTACGGAAAGGTCGATCAAATTGCCAGAGCGTTGTTTGCTTACGGTCGCTATTCCAATAGTGTCCCGCAGTTGGTTTCCAGCCGTACAATACAGGTTCATGCTGCCACTGATAATCTTGCCTTCCCATCACGAAAACTTGTTTAGCCCAGATACAGCATTGTGCCAACTTAAACCCCGCTTCGATAAACGCCTTCCGAAAATTCAATCCCTCACTATCCGCATGAAAAACATAAATACTGGCACCATCGTCAGCTACCTCATACATGCGTTTATATGCTGCCAATAAAAACTCGTAAAACTGATCATTGTCCATTTTGTCGTTTTCGATCTTTAGTGCATCTTTCGTTTTGCCTGTATAGTCCACATTGTAGGGAGGATCAGTCACAATCAACCGGGCTTTCTCCCCATCCATCAACGTTGTCATATCCTGCTCGCTGGTGCTGTCACCGCACATTAACCGATGTTTACCTAATATCCAAACGTCACCTTTCTGAGTGATCGGTTGTTCCGGCAATGCTTCATCGATATCGAAATCATTTTCATCTGGTTCATCGTGTTTATACAGCTCATCTAATAATTTCTCAGCTTCTGACAGATCAAAGCCGGTAAGCTCAAGATTGAAATCCTCATGCTTCAACTCATCGAGCAGGGAGGAGAGGGCATCAAAATCCCATTCGCCAGTAATCTTATTGAGTGCAATGTTCAAAGCTTTTTCTTTCGTTTTATCAATATCGATTAGCACGCAATCCACTTCATCGTATCCGAGAGCCTTCAATACTTTTGCTCGTTGATGACCTCCAATGATCGTGTAATCACTGTTGACTATGATCGGCTCGCAATATCCGAACTCGTTAATACTATTCTTGATTTTTTCAAATTCAGGATCTTCCGGCTGTAAATCCTTCCTTGGATTATAGTCTGCATGAACCAGTTGATCGATTTTTAATTTGATAACCTCCAC